GTTAGAATATACCTCTATCTTAGTGGTGGTGTCTCCAGAGGATTGTGTTACCTCGTAATGATGAATTGCGTTTACATCATCATACTTATCATTGACATACTGTAAAAACTGTGAGTATCTCATTGGCCATTGATGGTATCTATCTGTGATATCATTTACTATCATAATAACCCAATGCAATTCTGGATCATCATATAATTTATCTGCAATTGACTCTGGTGTTTCACCCTCTTTTACATCGTATGTATCATAAAGAAGTGTATTTGTTTTTACTTTCGTGTTTAACGCAACTCTCCTCAAAAGATTTTTTACATCTTTGAAAACTCCGTTTCCTGCTGAATCGTAAACTATAGTGGGAAAATTATTATCAAAATACATTCTAGAATCCCTGTTCTGCTTTTTCTCTGGTAATCAAGTCTAGTTCTTTGAAGTTAAGAGTTAGATTTGTGACAACTGGTCTACCACCCTCATAAGCTTTATACCTATCTCCACCATATGATACGTTCATACTTTCAAGAACACACTCCGATATTCGATGCAAGTTTTGATTCAATGCACCATTATAATAATATTCAATGTCAAAGGTATTTGGTATATTTAATCTTCTGACACTATCACTTATTGTTTTACTTGGTAACATATGCACCTTAAATTCTTGTACGATACCTTTCACCATTTCTGCTTCTTCCTCACTTTTAGGCATCATAACAAAAGTATACTGAAAAGCTCTTTTCGCAATACCCTTAAATGCAAGTTCCATCTGTGGTGCTTTTATAAACCCTCTTTGCATATCAACTACCTCTGAGGCACCTTGCAAGCCAGGTATCATATCTATTGCACCCAATCCAGCTTTAATCAAACCATCACCCAACTCCGGCCCTAATCTTTTAAGTGCCTTACTTGCGACATCCATTGCGGCATTATTGTTTTGCATTTCTTGATATGCTAGTGCTGCTATATTTGCAGCCGCACCTATTTCCGTATCGGTATAATTTGTATTATAAGATACTTGAACAGTGGGTGGCATATACATGGTTATGTTAGTTGCTATTCTAGTCGTTGCTGGTCGTATACTTGTTACTGTCGTTGATGCTTGGTCTAATGCTTTATTTAATTCTCTTATTGCTTGTGCATCTCTTCTTTTTTGTTCAGCTTTAGCAATATCTGATCTTTCTCTCTCAAATGGATTATTTGATGAAACATTTTCTTGTGGAGCATTTCCTAGTTGGGCAGCAGCTTTTTTCATAGCATTAGGGCCTTCATTCGCAATGGCCTGTTTTTCTGCCATGCTAAGTTTTACATTTTTTTGTTCTCTTGCTGTAAATATTATGTAATGTCCATGATTACCTGTCTCAACCCCAGCTTCTACATCTATTGGAAAAGTTAAGTTTTTAGTTTTAAACTTACCACTGAAAGTATTTAATCCAGCAAGGTCAGAGAAATCTGAACCACCTCTTTGGTCTGGAAATAATCCAGAACGAATATTTCCTGCTACTCTTTTAAGTGCTCTACCAGCAATACCCTGTGCAGCACCTCTTAGTACATCTAAAGCCATTTATAAATACTCCTATACTGTTTATTTATAAAGAAAATCATGGCATACAAAGGAAGATATATACCGACAAATCCTAAAAAATACAGAGGTGATCCATCAAGAGTAATCTATCGTTCTCTCTGGGAACGCAAACTGATGGTGTACTGTGATAGGAATGAAAAGGTTTTAGAGTGGGGTAGTGAGGAAGTCATTATACCCTACCTATCGCCGTGGGATAACAAGGTGCATAGATACTTCCCAGACTTCTATATGAAGGTCAAACAAAACAGTGGTGGTACGAAAAAATTTATCATTGAGGTCAAACCAAAATATCAGTGCAAACCACCAGTAAAAAATCCAAAAAGAAAAACAAAGAAGTGGTACAACGATGTCAAAAACTTTGTCATCAATGAAGCAAAGTGGAAATCTGCAAACGAGTTTTGTTTGGATAATGGTATGGAATTTAAAATACTAACTGAAGATCATCTTAATCCAAAGTATAAATAGTAATATGGCACAAAGTAAATTTATACAATCAGTAGTAAAAGCTGCAAAAGGTAGACCAAAATCCACAGAGTGGTATCGTGATAAAATTGCAGAGTTTGGTAAGCCTGGTGCAATGGATTTAATTCGTGATGGTAAAAGAGATAACAATCCATTTTATGGTAGATTAAATATGTTCTTTTACGATCCTAAATACAAAAAGACGTTACCATATTATGATACGTTTCCTCTGGTGTTACCACTAGAAAAGTATCCAGATGGATTTTTGGGTATTAATCTACACTATCTGCCCATGAAGTTAAGAATAAATTTATTAGACAGATTAGTTGATTATAGTAACAACACAAAGTTTGATGAGAGTACAAGACTTGCAGTGGATTATAGTAAACTAAAAAATATAGGTTTGATTAAACCGACACTCAAACGATATCTTGCTGGTAGAGTAAAGACACAGTTTCGTAGAATAGATGCAGATGAGTTTACAGTCGCAGCACTATTACCAGTTGCAAGATTTAAGAAGGCTTCTGCATCAGAGGTATACAAAGATAGTAGGGCAATGATATGAGTTTATTTAATACCAATGGATTAACAGACGCACTTGCGTATGGAACTTTATCAGAGATACTTGGTCTGGGTAATAGTACAGATGGTATGTCCAGAAAAAATCGTTATGAAGTGACGTTGTATCCACCAACTGGTTCAAGAGGTTCTAGAGGAAATACCACAAACGTATTTTCCAAAATCATGGGTGACTTACTTGGTGATGGAACTGTTCGTGCGACTGGACTTCGTTGTGAGAGTATATCCATGCCTGGACGTAATATGGATTCCACACCAGATACTAACATCTATGGGCCTGAAAGAGAGATTGTCACTGGATATAGTTTTGGTGATATAAATGCTATATTCCAGTGTTCAAGTGATATGAGAGAAAAGAAATACTGGGAAACATGGCAACGACTTACATTTAATCCAAAAACATTTGATATTGGATATTACAAAGATTACGTTGGCACTGTGGATATACACACGTTAGATGAACAAGAAAATAGAAGGTATGGTGTAAGATTGGTTGAAGCATGGCCTAAGACAATAGGGCCACAACAACTCGCATATAATGACAACAACTCATACCAAACAGTAGACATAACGATTGCATATCGTTATTGGGTAAACTTGACAGATGAATCAAGTGAACCTAGATCAATAGGTTCAAGAATTGCAGAGAGGGCGGTCAATACTGTAACGAGAAGAATTACTTCTCAAATACCATCAGTAATTAGAAGATTATAATATTATAAAGGATGAAATATAATGGCATTACCAAGAGTCAATAATCCAACCTACACGTTGGAACTACCATCAACTGGAAAAGAAATAAAATATAGACCATTTTTAGTAAAAGAGCAAAAAGTTTTAATGATGGCTCAAGATACTAAAAATGAAAGTGAACTTGCAAATGCAATGGGTCAATTAGTTTCTGCCTGCACATTTGGAGAGATTGATGCAGACTCCTCACCTATGTTTGACATAGAGTATATTTTCCTTAAAATAAGAACTAAGTCTGTAGGTTCTAATGTTAAGTTAAATGTCACTTGTCCAGATGATGGTGAAACACAAGTTCAAGTTGAATTAGACCTTGATGATGTTGTGGTCAATATGCTGGATGATCATACAAATGAAACCCAAATAACAGATGATATAAAAATTATTTTTAGATATCCTGTCTTGCGAGATATTACAAACCTAAAAGAAAACTCAAATGACGTAGACAGAATTTTTCATGTATTAGGTAAGTGTATTGATGAAATACATTTTAGTGATGATATATATCGTAGATCAGACATGACTGAAAATGATATTGGTGAGTTTATTGATCAGTTATCCTCACTCCAGTTTGAAAAACTTTCTGAATTTTTCAATGGTATGCCAAAACTTCGTCATGTAATTCAAGTGACAAATCCGAAAACAAAGAAAAAATCTGAGGTAGTTTTGGAGGGCCTCGAGTCTTTTTTAGAGTGATGCTATCTCACGATAGTTTATTTAATTACTACGAAACTAACTTTGCAATGATGCAACATCATAAATATAGTTTAACAGAACTAGATAACATGATGCCGTGGGAAAGAGAAATATACGTTAATTTATTATTGCAATATATTGAGGAAGAAAATGAAAGAGTAAAAAAAGAACAGAGGGGATAACAATGGCTGTAGAGGTAACTGTCGATCCAGAAGTCGCAAAGAAAGACACAAATGGTGATGGTCACATTTCAAAAGCAGAAATGGAGATGGATTTGGAATTTAAAAGAAAAGAACTTGAAGATGCAGATGCTAG